AGTTAGTGCGTTCAATGAATTGGTAGGAAACTAACAAACCCCCCCCAAGGTGGGCGGCCTTCGGGCCGCCCCCTTTTTAACTCTGGAGAAAACTGTGTCAAAAGAATATCTACAACGCCGACGAGCACGACTTGCTCATAAGGGCGCCAAGAGAAAGTTGAAAGCAAAGGCCGCAAGGATTGCTAAACAATTAAAGAAACACTTGGAGGCTAAAGAACGCCGCCAGCGACTCCGTAAATTTCGGGAAATTATGAAGGGGAAATAGTAAATGGCAAAAAAATCAACATCAGCCGGCAAGCTTTCGATGGAAGAAATGCGAAAGCTGATCAATAAAAAAGCGGGTATGAATGTCGCACACGACCTCAAGGAGGCAAATCCTACAGAAGTAACACAGTGGATCCCCACAGGTTCCCGGTGGTTAGATTCCATCGTTTGTCGCGGCAAACTAGCAGGAATCCCAGTCGGCAAGGTAGTTGAAATCGCTGGTTTAGAGGCAACAGGAAAGTCATATATGGCTGCGCAGATTGCTGCCAACGCTCAAGAGATGGGGATGGACGTTGTTTACTTCGATTCAGAATCCGCAATTGATCCAAAATTTCTTCTAAATGCTGGTTGTGATTTGGGCAAGCTTTTGTACGTCCAAGCTCAATCTGTAGAGTTTGTTTTGGAGACGATTGAGGAGTTGCTGGCCTCCAATAATCAGATGTTATTTATCTGGGATTCTCTAGCATTAACACCAGCCGTGAGTGAGGTTCAGGGTAGCTTCGACCCAATGTCCCAAATGGCGATGAAAGCGCGTATTTTAGCGCGCGCCATGTCAAAACTCGCCATCCCTATTGCCAACGCCAAGGCAACCCTACTGGTCCTGAATCAGCTGAAAACAAACATCACCAGAATTGCATCCGAGGCAATGACTACTCCATATGTGACTCCGGGCGGAAAAGCCATGAGTTATGCCTATTCTCTTCGAATCTGGCTCACGGGACGTAAAGCAAAAGCAAGCTTCGTTCTTGACGACAACGGGTTCCGAATTGGTTCCGAAGTGAAAGTTAAGCTGGAAAAATCTCGCTTTGGCACGGCAGGTCGAAGGTGTAACTTCCGAATTCTGTGGGGCGGTGACTCTGTGGCAATTCAGGACGATGAATCCCTTTTCGATGCCGTAAAAGGTTCGGATAATATCATCCAATCAGGTGCTTGGTATACTATGACCTTCGAAGACGGCTCAACAGAGAAGTTTCAGGCAACGAAATGGGTCGAGAAAATGCAAGATGACAAATTCCGACAAAGAGTATACCATATCATTGATGAAGAAGTAATTTATAAATTTGATAATCGCCAAGGAGAGGCGGCAGATTTTTACGAAGACGAAGAGTAGTCTGCCGTTGACCAGCCGGAAAACTACTTGGTAGTATGACCGATGATCTTTTGAAAATGAAATATGAGAAGCTCCTTTCGGAGCTTAAGTTTCTTGAGGATGATTTAAAATATCATAAAACCCTACTCGACCGAGAAATGGACAAGTTTTCCAAGAACTTTGATAATAAGGCTAGGGAGCTGGGCGCAATAAATAAATTACGCCCCCCGGTAAAAAAGCCCCAACAGGGCGCCCCCAAGAAAAAAAAACCAAACAGAAAAGAGACTAGAGATCTTTTTAAAAAAATAGCAACAGTAACCCACCCGGATAAGCTCCTCAATCTCCCTCTTCCGGAAAAAGAGAAAAAGGAGGAGAAATTTATGCAAGCTTCCGAGGCAGCAAGCGAGGATAAAATCCTGTCCCTGCATAAGATCGCCAAAGAAGTGGGAGTAGAGTTACCAGAAATTTCTGAAATTCAGATAGCAATGTTTGAGGATGAAATTTCTATTCATAAACAAAATATTGAAAATCTCAAGAAAACTTGGATGTGGGCGTGGATGAATTCGCCCGACGAAGAGTCTAAGGATATAATAATGTCCAAATATGTGGATTTTCTCTTGACAAGCACTCCAACTTAGGGTATAATAAAAATATGATGAAAAGAGTAATGATTGTTGACGCGCTCAATGCGTATTTTAGAGCGTATATCGTTAACCCAAGCCTTTCGAAGAACGGGCAACCAATCGGCGGTTATAAGGGGTTCCTTGGAATCCTGCAAAAGCTTTGTCGAGAGATGAAACCAGATGAGATTATTATCGCTTGGGACGTCGCTGGAGGAT